AGGGTTTAGCTATAATATATTGGATTTAGAAACGTATGGACGCACATTACTAACTAAAGATATTTCTAACAATTTAATATTTCAAGAAGAAAAGAACCCGAGACAATTTACTACTCGAGAATGCGCAAGATATCAAGGATTTCCAGAAACATTTAAGATACCAGATAATCTTGGGAAGGAAACCACGTACAAGCAATTTGGCAACAGCGTAGCGGTACCAGTAGTTAACCGAATAGCAAAGCAAATGATGAAGGCACTCGAAAGGGTGCCTTTTTCATAAGGAGATGTTTAGAAATGACGTTAAAGGATCTCATTGACATCATCTACATCATTATTATTGGTGTGTGAAAGGAGGTGAATCGAATGCGTGTGACAACAACTCTGTTAGCAATTGCGCTACTTTTATGTACCACTGCTTTTGCTACGCCCATGCCACAAAAGACCTTTCCTGTTACCGCAGATATAGAAACTACACCCGTACACAATTCAGGCGATGCGGCGGATGATCCTGCTATCTGGGTTCATCCAACGGATGTAACTAAGAGCAGAATCCTAGGGAGCGATAAGCAAGAGGGAATTGAGGTATATGACCTTGATGGGAACCGAACAGTGAGCTATGACTTTGGGAAAATAAACAACATTGATCTTCGCTATGGCTTCCCTCTCGGAGGAAAGCGTGTGGACATTGTCGGCGGATCTAATAGAACTAGTTGGGAAATATCCCTCTATACAATAGAGGAAGGCCGCTTGCGTAATGTGAATGGCGCACCCATAAAACCCAAAATGCCCAAAATGTACGGGTTTTCAATGTACCATAGCCAGCGCACAGACAAATATTACGCCCTGATCGCTGGTAAAGGCGGAGAGTTTGAACAGTATGAACTCTATGACAATGGACAAGGGAAGATCGACGGGAAACTGGTTCGCTCGATGAAGTTCTCTTCGATGACAGAAGGGATAGTAGCAGATGATGAATATGGGTTCATCTATGTAGCAGAAGAACGAGGAAGCGTGTGGAAGTTTAATGCTGAACCAGGTGACGATACACTCACTAAGATTGGTACAGCTTGGGACGGAATGCTTACACCAGATATTGAGGGCATGACAATATACTATACGTCAGATGGTGGCGGATATCTCATCATCTCCAGCCAAGGGAATAGCACCTATGCAGTATATGACCGTGTAACCAATAAATATATTAATAGCTTTGAAATCAATAAAGGCATAGTGGATGGTACCTTTGATACTGATGGTATTGATGTGGTGAGCTTCGGCCTAGGGGATAAATGGCCTAATGGCTTCTTTGTTGCCCAAGATGGAGTCAACACAGACAAGCGATTCCCTTTCTTATTCAATCAGAACTTCAAAGTAGTGTCATGGGAGAAGATAGCAAAAGCCCTAAACTTGAAAATAGATAATAGCGTTAACCCACGTCATCTCCAGAAAAGAGGCGAGTAGCTTCCTCTCTTATGAGAGGGGGTGAGCAGAATGGACTTCTTACAACCTATCATTGATATAATCCGCGGAATCATCGGATTGTAGTCGAGGCCCCTTAACGGGGCTACATAAGGAGATGATCATATGGACTTCATTAATACTATTAATTGGGAAAATGTGTTGTATGCGATATTCACACTTTTGGCGGCAAGTGGTGTTACATTCAGTTGGCTCAAGAAGATGTGCCAGAAGATTGAATCTACTAATCTACGTGTGGAAGAGCACAGGGACGAGATACGCGAGATTGTGGATGAGATGAGGAAGCTGATCGAAAACAACAAGGGGGCGAAGCCATGACACGCGTTAGATTTCTGCAACCGTTCGTGTATGCCGGCGCGACAATGACGGATTCTTATAGCTTTAACGCTAGCCCGAACTTGGAGGGCTATCTAGACGATGAGGTAGCGGCGGACCTAATAAATGAGGGGTTAGCAGAAGCGGTTGTTTAACGACCACACACTCTACACAGGAGGTGAAACATGCTACAGAAGTTGAAGAAGATGCTCAATATACAAGAGAAAAAACAATATGGTGCATACTCCCTCCTGAATGGGCCATGGAGTGTGTGGGGTTGGGATTCACAAGTAACAGGATGGAAGTATGATCGATACGCATGGTTGGGCTACATGATGAACCCTATTGCGTATCGAGCGGTGAATATTATCGCTGATGCAGTAGCTGGAATACCATGGAAATTATACCGTAAGATGGCAGATAATCGGGATGTAGAGATTGAGCAAGCTCCTGTACTAGATCTCCTCAAGCGACCTAACCCATCCATGGGTGAAAAGGACTTCTTTGCACAGTTCGTACAGTACTTACAATTAAGCGGAAACACATATGTTCGCAGTGCAGGGCCAAGCTCCGGGATGAATCCGAAGGAGCTTTATTTTTTACGACCAGATCGCATTGAGATAAAAAGCGGTGATTGTGGTCTGGGGGGTATATGCCCCGACGAGTTCGACGGATTGATATATGAATACACGTGTGGGAATGCCAAGGAGCGTATCGACCTAAGATACTTCCATCACACGCGGTTGTGGAATCCACTGTGCGATCTATATGGCCTGTCACCATTGCAACCAGCTAGCTCTAGCATTGACCAACTAAACGAGGCCCTACAGTGGAATGTATCGCTACTTAAGAATTCTGCCTCCCCATCGGGCGTGCTCTCTAGCGATGGTAACCTATCGGATGAACAAATTGCTAGATTGAAAGAGCAAATGGCATTGAAACATCAAGGGGTGTGGAACAGTGGTAAGCCACTCTTGCTTGAAGGCGGATTGAAATTTGACCAAATGGGCATGAGCCCTAAAGACATGGACTGGATTAAAGGAACACAATTGGCCACCAAGAACATTTGTTTGACACTAGGAATTGACCCTAGTCTAATGGGAGATAGCGATCACAAGACGTATTCTACATTCCGAGATGCTGAACGTTCGTTCTATATAAATACGGTTATTCCACTTCTCGAGAAGATAAGAGATGACTTCTTAAATAGATGGCTATTACCAAGGTTCAACATGGGCGATAACGTATACTTCGAATTCGATATCGCAGCCATAGAAGTTCTTTCGGACTCAAGGACTGAGGTTTTTGAAAGAATGATATCGGGGGTAGCGGCAGGCATTATAACGGTGAATGAAGCTCGCGAGGAATTGGGTTACAGCGAGCTAAATAATCCGGAGGACGATACAACACGCGATGACACAGAGGAATATATAGACATTGAAGAGCGTCCTGACGAAGGATGATTTTTTATTTTAAGGGGGCAAAAAGATGGCAAATGTACCAATTTATTTAAATCAAGGTGGAACTGTCCTTACAATTGGCGAGGGCGGAAGTATTGATACCTCCGCAACCTCCGCAGATGTTGCAACAGGCAAAACGCTAGTGGGATCAAAAATGTTTATCTCTTCTGTGCAAACTGGAGACGGCATGGCGCAGAACGTAGCGCATTTTCTGGGCGTAACACCTTCAGCATATGTGATTATTCCCCAAGTTGTGCCGATGGGAGCCGGCGGAGAATTCAGCGCAGTTGTGGACGCGATGAACACGGATGAAACGAATATCGTGTGCACTGTTACAGATCAAGTGGACTATCAAGTCGTGGCGTGGGCGTGATGAATATGGAAACTAAAGATTTCAAAGTAGAGTTTAAAGACTTCGACGACAGAACAGGCGAATTCGAAGCGTATATTTCTACTAAAAGTATTGACTCTCACAATGATAGAGTATTGCCCACTGCATTTAATCGCAGTGTTTCCCACAACAAAGGAGTTTTCCCAATATTATGGATGCATGACGTTAGCAAGCCTGTGGGCGCGAGTACAAAGCTATCTATAGAGAAGGATGGCGTGCGTGCGTTCGGAAAGGTCAATCTGGATATAGAACTCGGGCGAGAAATATACAGCGGTATGAAATTTGACCCACCCTACATTGATCGCACTAGTATCGGGTTCCAGTCTCTAGATGACGAATATGACAGGAAGACGAATATCCGCACCATTAAAGAACTAAAGCTGATGGAATTTAGTCTCATAACTCGTAACTTCGCATCCAATTCCGAAGCAACAGTACAATCAGTGAAATCTGATTCACCCATATACAAACGAATAGAAGATCTTGAGAAGAGGTTCGGGGATAATCCCGAGCTTCTTTTTATGTTGGAGCAAAGACTTCATGAACTAGAACAACGCATGGCTGGCTCGCAGATTAGCACCCAGCCAACAGAGTGCTCGTCTGATGACACCACTCAACCCGAATCAACTGAGTTACGAGATGAAATGAAATCTGATCCTGTGCTAATGGGTGTACTCGATGACTTTAAAAAATATCTGAGGGGTGACAAGTGATGTCATTGATTGAACAAAAGACACTAGCTGAAGAGTTACAAAGTGTGTTTGAACAATTTAAAGAAACGAATGAACAGAAGAGTGTGGAGATTAATAAGCTTGGTGAAGAAACAAAAGAAACGCGTAATAAGATGGAGAAAATGAGTGACCGGATGGATGAAATCGAAACAAAATTGAGCCGTCCTCAGTTACAAGCTACAGATACTCGAGATGTTCAAAACGAGTACACAAAAGCATTCGTAGATTGGTTTAAAAAAGGTGACGAAAGAATAAAAGGTATGGACACCAAGGCTACATTCCCGAACATGAACGAAACTATCGATCCACAGGGGGGGTATCTAGTTCCGCCAGAGTGGTATCAGAGTGTAGTAGATTCATTGGTCCAGTGGTCTCCTGTGCGCCGTTACGCTACTGTGTTGCGCATGAATCGCAAAGAGTTACGCATCCCTGTTCAACAGCAAGCACAGAATCTACAGACAGGAACACCAGCATCTGGACTATTCCGGACAAGTTGGGGGAGCGAATTTGGCCCTATTACGCAAACGGACACGGGACTGTTAGGGCAGAAAACACTCGTAGCATGTGACTTAAATGCTTTCCCATTTGCTACTAATGACATGATCGATGATAGCGCATATGGATCTATTGAAGCGTATATCCAAGAAAATATAGCCAAGTCGATTGCTTACGCAGAGGGCAGAAGCTTCGTTGTGGGAGACGGCATATTAGAGCCAACAGGGCTTTTAAACCCAACTGTTACAGGGAGCTATTCTTCGGTAACAGCAACAGGAGTCGCCAACACCATAGGTACAACTGGAGATGTATTAATTGATGCATTCTACACACTTCCAGATTTCTATGCGCGCAACGGAACATGGTTCATGAACCGTCAAACGATTAGAATTGTACGCGAATGGGTTGATGGACAAGGGCAGTATCTATGGACTCCAACCTTTGGCAATACATTAAGCACCGAAGCACCAGGCGCAATCCTCGGACGTCCCTACCAAGAGCTTATTGATATGCCTGCTCCTAATAACGCTGGAGTCTATGAAAATGGATCTATTCCTATTCTCTTCGGTGACATGAGATCGGCATATTACATTGGTGACCGTTTAGGCATGACAATGCTACGTGACCCTTACACCAACAAGCCGTACGTAAGCTATTGGACTCGCAGTCGTGTAGCTGGAAACGTAATTCTTCCAGAGGCACTAGTTAAAATCGAGTTGGCATCTTAATAGAGGAGGAAAATCAAATGGCAAAAATGGATATGTACAATAATATTGCTCCACTTCTTCAAATCCCGCCTCTCGCGTATTCGGCTACAGAAACACCAGCAACTGGGGCGGACTTACAAGGATACGAGTCTTGTACGTTTATAATCACCACAGCGGACATAACGAGCGGTACTTGGACGGTTACATTCGAGGAATCGGATGAAGAATCTGCAAATTTTACCGAAATTGATGCAGCCGATCTATTGGGAAGTGCGCCTGGTCCCTTTACAAATTCTGGTGCTTTTGATGAAAAAATTTACAAAGTAGGATATATCGGAACAAAACGTTATGTGCGTTGCGTGGTGACCGAAACCGCCATGGGCACGGCTAATTTTAGCGTCATTGTAGAACGTGGAAATCCGCATAGTGCGCCTACACCAACCGACTTGAATGCGTAGGAGTGATACATTGTGAAACGAGTACGCATGATTCGTACTAAGCATATGCAGCGCGGAAGCCAAAGATATCGATACGACGAGGGGAAGGTATTTTATCTTCCCCTTAATGTTGCAAAAATGTTTATCCAAGAAGGATCAGCGATGGAAGATAAGTCTGTGGACGCGCCATCCGAAACAAAAGCAAAGCCCAAGCGTAAGAAAAAAGCCATTTGAGGAGGTGAGGGGGTATGTCGTGGCGACTCATCGTACCGCCAACAGTAACGCCCGTGAGCGTGTCAGAGGCAAAAGAACACGAGCGAATATCTATCAATGATGCAGCCGAGGACTTACTAATACAACAACAACTATTCGCTGCTACTCGATTTGCAGAAGAGTTTACACGTCGCGCTTTCGTTACCCAGACCTGGGAGCTACGTACTACAAAAATCGCGCAAATTATGGAAATTCCACGGCCCCCACTTCTTGAGATTATTCCAAATAGTACCGACGCATCAAGCATGGTGTTCACTAACATGAATGATGTAACTACTGCTATCGACGACGATACCTGGTTTCAAGACAATGTGGATGAGCCCGGTCGTCTAATATTCAAGTCCAGTTTAGCATTCCCATATCCTTGGGCCACATGGGGGTGGGGATGCATTCCGTATGGGTACATGACGCTGAAGTTTCGCGCAGGATATGGTGTCGACGGGGATACGAGTGTGGAAAATATCCCTTGGGAAATTAAAGAGGCTATCCTGCAAATATTCGGCTTCTTGTACCAGAACCGCGAAGGCCAGCCTATCCCGTGCGGAAGCGTTGCGCATACGTTACTCCAGCCGTTTAAGGTGGAATATTTATGAGCTGTGGATTCGGTGCAGGTTGTGGAAAGGGAAACTATAAGCCGTCTGTATTTCCGGCGATTGACGCGGGCTCCTTTCGCCAAAAGGTAGAGATACAGACGCCATTTCTTCTCGAGGATAACCAGGGTGGAGGATTGTATCAATGGTCTACTATTGCCACAGCATGGGCACGTATTGAAACGATTGATAGTGGTTCCTACGGGTCGTTGGTTAACCGCGAAAATTGGGAAGAAGGCCAGTTACGGGCACGTAATAGTTATAGAATCACACTGCGCTATGGCCCTACAATCACTACAGATATGCGCATCATCTATAATGGAAGAGATTTAGAGATACAGTCAGTAGTAAATGTAGACGAGTTAAATTGGGTGATTACGTTATTTTGTCAGGAGATGGGAAACGGTGAACCTCAAAATTAAAGTTCTTGGAGTAAACCAAGCCATCAATAATATTGAGAACTACATGAAGCGTAAGCACGCTAGTCTATTAGGTGCGGTCGCTGAATCGTCGGCTTCTATAAAATCAGAAGCTAGGAGTCTAACACCTGTGGATTTAGGAGATCTTCGTGACAGTATCAACTATACAGTTAAAGATCGCAAGAATGTAATTGAGGGCGACATCTTAGCAGATTCTTCTTACGCTGCCTATGTTGAATTCCCCACTAGGCCTCACTGGGCTCCGCGAGAGGCGTTGCAAGGATGGGCTGACCGTCATGGCATTCCAGTATATGCCGTACAACGAGCCATCGCTGAAAAAGGAACACTTGGTAAGCCGTATATGGCTCCAGCAGCTGCTCGTGAGAAGCCCAAATTTATCCGCGCGGTTAGAAGGGCTATGAGTAGCCCATGAGCGGAGGAAATAGTTTTAACCCGATACTCGTAGCTGTTACACAACTTTTGAAAGCAGACCCCACGCTGATGAGTCAGGTTACTGGGGTCTTTAATTTTGTACCTGATAATCAACTTTTTCCGTACGTTTGCATTAACACCACGTCGCCAAATCAATATCAAACCATGGACCGATACGGGCAAGATGTAACTATAAACGTAGATGTATACGGGCAAACGATTGGACCCAATGCTTATCAAGGCTCTAAACAAATAAACGACATTATGAACTCTGTGCAACGCCTGTTATCGCGTACATTCTTTCCAATTATAGGGTGGAGCAATCTTGGATGTGTGGGAACATACTCTAATACTCTCCAAAACGGAAAGGGACTCACGTATCAGGGTGTTATGCGATTTGAATTAAAAGTACTACAAGAGTACAGTCCCGATTATTAAGGAGGGATACAATGCCCCGTACAGTTATTACAGTAACTAACTTGGACCCTCAAAAGAGCGTGGGACTAACACTAGAAGACGCAGACGCAATGAATGGCATGATGTTTTCCAATGATGGCACCTCAGCCCTCGTGGTTAAAAATGATGGGGCAATGGACCCTGTGCAAGTAACCATTGTTGCTGTACCTGACGAGGCCGGCCGCGCTGTGAATTATGTAAAAACCGTAGACGCTGGAACCACGGAGGTATTTGGATACTATTTACCTGCGTGGTGGAATCAGACGGCTCAAAATCTTGGATATATCTATGTAGACTTCGATGATGATACGGACATTAAAGTCGGAGTTATTAACTTTTAGGAGGGGATAAAATGGCAGCAACACCGCTTACAGTTTATACAGTCCCATTTCAAGGCGTAATGAATCTTACAGCAAATAACACTACTGCTACTGCTGAAATGACATTTGTCAACGATGGGTATACAGTCATGAACGTCGTTAATGCTGATCCAGATAACGCGCTCACTGTTACGATAACTGGTGTGAAAGACAACGCAGGCCGGGGGAAAACAATTACTCAGGAAGTGGCTGCGGCTGGAGGTTACTTCATGTTCGGACCACTCCGCCCAATTTGGTGGAACGATTCTGGCGATGTTCAAGTTTCTTTCAGCACCGGAGATGACATGGGCGTTCCCAATACCCTAGCTAATATTGGTGTTAAAGTAATGAAACTTCAATTTTAAGGAGGGGCATAAATGGCAATTCAGGAGTTAAAACCAGGGGCAGGATATGTAACCGTGCCATTCCAGGGGCACGCCAATTTGACAGCGAGTTTTGTTGCGGCTACACAAACGAACATTAGTTTCGTAAATGATGGGTATTGCGTATTGTTTGTGCAAAACAATAGCGGAGGAGATCGCCTTGTTAAGATTCAGTCTGAGCCAGATAATGCTGGCAGAATCGACGAGGCGCTAACAAACGATGGGTTTGACGTACCTACAATGACCACCGAGATGTTTGGACCATTTCGGCCGATTTGGTGGAACGAAGCAGGTAAAGTGTTCATTGAACTCGATGCAATTGCAACGACAAACCTACTTGTGGTCAAGTATCAATTTTAGGAGGAGGGACCTATGGCAGTAATACAAACCCTCGATGTAGTGCGTGTTCCTTTCCAAGGGGAGATAAATTTCACAGATCAATTTTCTAATGCTTATACTCAAATGAAGTACCCAAATGACGGGTACACCGTTCTTTATGTCCGCGTTGGAGCTGTTACTCCTACTATTACAATTAGTTCTGTACAAGATAGCGCCAGTCGATATGGAAATGTTGGGCCAACCGTAATGCAAGCAAACAAAACCGTATCGTATGGACCATTTAGGCCAATTTGGTGGAACAATAGTGGCTTTGTCTATGTAACCCTAAGCAACGCAGCTAATGTTACTGTTGCTGTACTAAATTATCAATTCTAAATACAAAGAGAACACCCGTTGAGGTGTTTTTTTATGCCCAAAAAGGAGGATTCAGAATGCCAACAAGTGCATTTGCAGGGTTTACAGGGAAGGTGTATATATCCGTGGACGGCATGAACACGTGGGTACCCGTGGGCGAGACGCGTGACGCAACACTCACTGTGAACCAGGAAGAAATTGACGCAACATCGTTTGACAGTATCGGATGGATGGAAAACATTGTGGGACTCCTCTCATGGGAAATGAGCATGGAGTCCCTTTACGTATACGGGAATGAAGGGCAGACCGAGTTAGAGGATTCCCTATTAGGAGGACAAGTTGTGGGATGGAGATTCTTGCCCAAGGTTCAAGCTGGTAACAAGGGTTATCAGGGGCAGGGATTTGCTACAAGTTACGAAGTTAATATCCCCGTGGACGACGCGGTTACATTGTCGCTAAACATAAAGGGCTCTGGATACTTAGAGACCTATACTGCTTCCTAGGAGGGGATATTTAATGGCCAATAAGCACCGTGGAGAAGTCTCAATTAAGCTAGATAAAATGCGTAAATTAAGATTTAATACGCACGCTCTGGCGGAGTTAGAAGACATCTTAGGACATTCTCTTACAAAGCTAGACACTGCGGAGGTAGGAGTTAAAACAATCGTAAAAATGTTTTGGGCCGGTATGATTCATGAGCTTCCTGAGTTAACTCTTAAAGAAGCTGCCGACTTAATGGACTACAGTACAATATCCGAAGTATCCGAAAAGGTTCGAGAAGCATTAGAACTATCTTTTGGAACAGAGGACGACAAGGAAAAAAAAAGAGGAACGATCTGAGTGGAATTGGGTAGAAATAAAAAAGCTCGCATTCGGTCCGCTTTCGCTGAGTCCAAAAGAGTTTTGGAGCTTAACCCCTGTGGAAATCTTCGCTATGGCTGAAGGGTATCACGAGCGTTATGATACCCAAATGCATATAGTCGCTTGGCACGCAGCCAATGTAATGAATATCCACACTAAAAAGCATATAACAATCGATGGTCTTCTAGGAAAGAAGAAAGAAATGACGCAAATTGACCGCGAAACACAAGTTGAAAAGCTACGTAGTGCCCTAGCAGAGAGGAGGATGAAAAATGGCAACTAATACAATAGCTACTCTTCTGATAAAAATTGGTGTCCAAACTCAGTCTCTGACCAAGGGAATGAAAGAAATTGAGGGTAAATTAGGTAAGGCTACAAAGGACTTTTCTGCATCCTCTTTGGCAATAAGAGCTTCTTTTGCTGCCATTGGTACGGCCGCGGTAGCTGGTTTAGGAGTTGCGGTCAATAAAGCTATTAAATTCGAAAATCAGATGACGCGCGTTAAAGCAGTAACTAATGCAACTGACACTGAATTTAAGCAACTCCAAGACACTGCTTTCAAGTTGAGTAATGCAACTGGCGAATCTTCTACTAAGATAGCCGAAAGCATGGAGAAGTTAGCACGATTTGGGTTCGAGTCAAAAAAGATAATAGAAGTATTGCCTTCAATATTAGATGCCACTAAGGCAAGTGGGGAAGGTCTCGAAACTGTACTTAAAGTTACAGAAGCCCTTATTTCGGAGTTCGGACTTACTGCAAGTGATACTACTAAAGTAGTAGACTTACTTTCTGCCGTATCATTCAAAACTCGAGCGAATATATCCAAGATGGGTGAAGCATTTAAATACTCGGCAGGAACAGCTAAACAAGTAGGCATTGAAATGCATGATCTGGCTGCCACCACGGGTCTTTTAATCAATGCAGGGGTAGAGGGAGGCATGGCTGGTCGCGCAATGAGAAGAGTTATGCTCCGCCTCGCAAGCCCTACTGGTGCAGCTGCTAAGGGATTGCGTAAGCTCGGAGTAACGATAGACGACGGAAAAGGCAAGATGAAATCGATGACTTCCATCATCGGCGATTTTGTGGATAAAACTAAAGATCTAACTAAATTGAAAAAGGTTGAAATAATAAATAAGATATTTGGCACTGAAGGTGTTACTCCTATTCTAGCGCTAATGGAGCAGGGGCCTGAAAAAATAAAAAAACTAGCTAACGAAATAGAAAAAGCTGGTGGGATCACTAAAAACACAGCAGATATAATGCGCAACACTGCGCAAGGAGCCATTGACCGCTTTAACACTTCTATAGAAAACTTGGGAATAAAATTAGCAATTAACTTTCTCCCCCTTATCACAAAGGTAGCAGATGGCCTTGGTGAACTAATAAGTTCTGTTTCAGAATGGAAAATTGATGAAGAATTTGCAAAAAAATTAGAACCCATTAAACAAAAATTTGCAGATATATTTACTGAAATTGGTGCTAGTTTAAAGGTTAAATTAGCGGGATTTAAAACAATATGGGATGAATTCAGCCCGTCTTTTAAACAAAATATTACAGATACACTAAATAGTATTGCTGCAGAATGGGAAACAACCTGGAATCATCTCGAGCCTGTGATGAACATTGGACTAGAGGCAGCTAAGATAGCTGAAGCAGCGGCACTGACCGCAATGACTGGGGATTGGGAAACCGGTATGCGAAATATACTTAGATCAACCAGGGAGATACTTGGTAACTTGGGATCTATTATTGATGAAGTTTGTGGTCCACTGCCTGGCAAGATGGCTCATTGGGCCGGAGAAATGCTGTTTAGCTTTTATTCGAAAATCAATGATGGATTAGCAAAATTTAATATTGGTAGCAGCATAGGGGATTCAGTAGCTGATTACCTTGCCCATAGTACCCCTAAAAAGGGCCCGCTTAAAGATGATGATAAATGGGGCGGGCACATGATGGACAACTTTACAAAAGGTATCAAACTTGGCATGCCCCAACTAAAAACAGCTTCAGAGGAAGTCGCTTCATTTTTAAATATGAAGGACTATTTTTCTCCAACATCTCCTATTTCGAATAACAACACAGTAAATGTATATCCTCGATCAACAAACATGAACAAGAATCAATTTGTGCGCGCTCTTAACCAAGTGGCTTGGACGAGGGGTGGGGTGATGATCTAATGCCCTATTGGCGATATGAATGGGTAGACCGCGTGGACAAGAACGGTAATACGACTGTCGCTAGTACAGTTGTGGGACTAACGCCTGTCATGATGTACTCATTTTCGGGGGGATCAGCTCCTCCGTTTCATCCCGTTAATGAACCGATCCCGCTAACACCAGGATCTTTTTTAAAGTTTGTGGATACAGACGAAAATGAAATTGATTTGACCATCCTTGTTCAAGCTGCTAATTATACGGATCTATGGAATAAGCTAAGAACGTATCCGGCTCTTTTTAGTCCTGTTAAAAAAAGTGTCTCAGTTGCTGATCCACGCTATCCTCCCGACATTACTTATAAAGATGCCAAGATTGATCTAACTGGAGAGGGGAAACTAGTTGTAACCACGCCAGGAACGCACTTGGTGGAGGGTAATCCAGTACCGCGTCCAAATGTAAGAGAACTCATTTGCAGATGTATTTCAGGGTTTAACTACGATCCGAGTACTCTTCTGCCCACTAGTGTAAAAGCTACGCTATCTTTTTACGCCAATCAACCATACTGGCGCGACTCAATCAACTCTGGATTTGCTGCTAACGCAAATGGGCAAGTTCCGCGATGGTTTGATTACTTTCCTGTGCGTCTAGGCCCCCGACTCGGAACGTTTGTTGCCCAGTTTAGCGACCAAGACCCTAATCCGAATCCAATTTTGAACGATGGGGATGTAGACACTCCTCTCATTTGGACCATACACGGACCTGGGAGAAACATTACTCTAACGAATCAAACAACCGGTCAAACGCTGACCGTTAACACTGGGGATAACGGACTAGGACAATTAGAAACTCTTACAATCAACACGGCTACTAAGACAGTTGTGAAAAGTGGCAACGGAATCACGAACTGGTTAAACAAGGTTACGTTTGATTCTCAATTTTGGTATCTTGCACAGGGGAGTAATAATATCCGCGTGGAAATGTTTGGGGCAAATAATACTACTTCCGATATACGAGCGTCTTACCATAAGCGCTATTTTGGGGTGATTTGATGGATGTACCACATTACGAAATATTTATCCGAGACAATAACTTTAACATAGCAGGCGTGGTAACGCGTTATAAATCACTAGAACTGGTAATGAGATACAACGACATCGGATCATTCGTTATTGAGATGATAGATGATGATGGGGAAGACACCCAAACAATGAAGGCTGTATTCCGTCAAAATGGTTACGGCGGTGGCATTGTAGTAACTCGTAATTCGCAAATTATTTTTTCTGGCTTCATCCGAGGGTATGAGGCAACTGGAGTTTTTGCCAATTCAGAAGACCAAAAAACAATCATTTTCCACGGGTGGGACGATACAGGATACCTAGCCTCGAGACTTGCGATGGTTCCACAGCTGCCGCCTTTTGTAGCGCCATCACCCAACTATGGGCCATTCGTAGCACCTTTCTACCAAGGATGGGGATATCATGTGTATCCCGAATTAGATCCTACTATTACAGACCCTGCCCAACAGCCGCGAAGAAATATTTCGCAAATATTACGCAACTTAGTACAGCTAAACATTGCAGAAGCGGCTCCCCCAGAGCGTAGGCTCCAGCAATTAAATCCTGGTCCAAACAAGCTTTTAGGCCCGCGCTCTTATCGCGTGCGTAGCAGATACGAAAACCTGCTTACAAAACTGCAAGAGGTAGCGGCTTTTGTTCCAGATGCGGATGATCCAAACGACAATTACATGAGAAGACTAGGAAACGAAGATTACGACGGTTTAATGTTTCGGTTAATCCAAAACGAGCCAGGCGAAATACTATTCGATGTACGAAAGCCAAGAAGCAGCACTAAAAATAGTGTTGTTTTTTCATTGGGATTCGGAAATATATCCAGTTATAAGTACACCGTTGAGCAACCAGACATAAATTTTGTAGTAGCAGCAGGCATGAACTATAAGCCCACTAACTGGAGTTCATATCCTGCTGCACCAGTAGATCCACCTCCACCACTAACTCCGGCACAATTGGCGAACGCTCCAAGTGCGGATCAAGATCCTCTTGCGCGGTACTTTTGGCATAAAGGGTCTACTGCCATTACTAATAATCTAATCCAGAAATACGGCTTGTGGGAAGGATTCTTAGATAGGAGAGATATCCAATATCCAGTCACGGGACCGGATGGGAATCCCGTTAGTGGTGCCCCCAGAGCACCCAACGTATGGCCTGTGACAGCTTTGGGGAACGATACGTATCAGTACATGAACACAGATATGCTGAATGCGATGCAGGTTGAGCTAATTGAGAAAAGAGACAAGGAAGAAATCGAGGTTACAACCGTCAATGTAGAGCCGACACTATTTATGACCAACTGGCGCATGGGAGATTTAGTCACCATAATCGTTCCCGATCACGAACCTGTACAGCAGCGCATACGTGAAATTAATATCAGCCTAACCAAAGAGGCAGGCGAGCGAATAACTACTACAATTGGCGTACAAAATTCTGGACAACACTTAGATATATTGAATGACGTTATCTCTGTGCGTCGCAAATTATCTTTAATACAAAAATCTAGATAGCCTCAGGGAGGTGTTTTTTTTATGCCGGCAGAGTTTGCTTATTTCCCGTTCGAAGCGGGAGCAGGATCAGAATCAAGCGAGCCGCAGTGGGGAGCAATGTTTAAATATATGCGCACCACGGGGATATTAACGGCGGACTCCTCGCTGGACCCCACTTCGGATAACTTGGCGGTAACGGCGTATGCAGTAGGACTAGCCGTTAAAGTAGCCGTGGGAGAAGCGTGGGTTCAAGGCTTTATGTTTCAACAAACAATGGACTATAACTATTTAACAATAGAGAGCAACCTCTCTGGCAACCCACGTATTGACCTCGTTGTTGTAGAGCTAGATGTGGACGCAAATATTATTGAAGAAAAAGTTATAACAGGAACGCCTGATCCTACCCCTGTGGCCCCGACTCCCGCGCAAAATGATACAGTGTGGCAACTGCCATTGGCAACCGTGGATGTAGCCGACGGCGCAGTGGTAATCGATGATGCAGATATAACAGATCTACGCGTGCATAGCTATCAAGCGCAAAAAGGGTCTTCCCCCTTGGTCGCCGGATCTGGGATCACGATTACGTATGTGGGCGATCAAATCGTTATTAGTTCGCCATGATGGAAATCTGTCGTGTTTCTACAGCTAACGTACATCTATCTGCCTCACAAGAACTCATCGTAACGTGGGAAAACGGGGAAGAGAATAAGCACCACACTAAAAAAGAGTATCTTAAAATCCTTACTGATGGCGAGTATAAAGTGGCTTATGAGATCAAGTGGAAGCACGTGGAAAGCACTTCACAGCCATTACAACTTACGATATATCGCATAACGAAAGACTTTCAAATGATCGCCCTTCACCAGCACGCCACCGTCTGTGTAGGGAATCCCATCACCGTTAGAAAGAATTTCCCTTTTCAACTCAAAAAAGGTGACCGCATTTGTGTAGCTGCTAAAAATTTCAGCAGCGTAAACTTTTTACTCATAGATTCTAAACTTTCACTAACCCAACTCTAGAAAGGAGGCAAACGATGCCACCAGCAGAGTTTTTTTATTTCCCATTCGATGCAGGCCCAGGCTCAGAATCCGCCGAAAACCAATGGGGAGAAATGTTTGTGTGGATGCGCACTACAGGCATACTTACGGAGAGCTTAACCCTCAATACTACTACAGATGATTTAGCGGTAACACCAGGGAGTTTAACAGATCTCGTTATTCAAGTAGCCGTAGGGGAAGCGTGGATTCAGGGTTTCATGTATCAACACACCACGGATTATGCGCAGTACGCTCTAGAGGAGAATCTGTCAGGAGATCCAAGAATTGATCTCATTGTTGTGGAGCTAGATGTAGATGCCAATGTTATTGAGGAAAAAGTTATTACTGGGACACCAGACCCATCACCAGTTCCTCCCACACCTATACAGAACTCTACCATCTGGCAAATGCCCCTAGCGGAAGTGTATGTAGCTGACGGAGCCACAACAATCAACTCCATGGATATCACGGACGTAAGAGTGCGGAGCATGCAAGGAGACGGCGGATCTGTAGCGGTAACACTCAATTCAGCTGGCGGAGACGAGACACTTGTTGCGGGCGGAAATGCACCGCCAAACTTACAATGTAAGGGACTGACTCAAGGGGCGAATATTACACTAACGAGCGATGCAGATAGCGTAACAATATCGGGCGCAAACGCTCCTTCAGATTCGCCGCTGTGCATCGTGCGACGAAGCACTAATTTATCCTGTGCGAACAACTCTATTGTAACCATGACTTGGGATATAGAAGATGCGGATAGTACGGGGACGATGTGGGAAGGTGTAACAAATCCCCAGAATGTGGTGATTCCCGAAGATGGTTATTACAGTATAACCGTGCACATATTTTGGGGTGGCGATGCGGCAGGCAACGGGATGGCAAGAACATTTATTCGTAAAAACGGCGGTTCAGTTTCTATGTTTGCAGCGCGAACGACTGGAAACTATAACGTGTCGAATGACCACGCTGTAACGATTCCATGCGTAGCAGGCGATATTATTACTGTTCATCCACAGCAAACGAGCGGAACTACTTTAAATGTGTTATTTGTAAATCCGTTTAGCCCAGCATTGGAAGTTAGAAAAGTACGCGAACTATAGGAGGGGTTAAGAGTGATAATTTATGCGCCTTGGACTTTTGAAGATCCGCCGCAGGACTACGGGAATGGTGTAGAAACTGGGCTACAAGTAACGCAAGATAGCGGAATGGATATAGCTGTATCTGCTGGTACAGCAAAGATTTCGGGAGACTTTTCAAGCGATTCGTCCGCAACGCTAACGGTATCGGCGAATGTAAGCGGTGTAACGAGGTATGACCTCGTCGTTGCACGCGTGGAAATCGGAACTACTAATGCAGAATTGGCTATCAAGACAGGGAACTTAAATCCGCAACAAAACAACACAATCTGGGAGTTGCCTCTGGCCATGATAGCGGTTACCAATGGTGCAGTTTCTATAACTAACGCGAATATAACAGATTTGCGAATATTTTACGGAGACTTAAGCGAAAAATTACTAGTGGACGTAACAAATAGCACAGACTATACAATAACCGCTGGACAAGAAAAAACACTCTCATTCGATACTGTAACTACAGATTTCTACCTTTACGGACTTTTGGGGAGCTATCTAAGTCCGCGTGTAACGGCATGGTACAACATAGAAGTTAATATGCAATGGTTACCAGCCTCCCCAACTGCTAAACCGATCGTCTTCAGCGTTTACGTAGCAGACGGAACCACATTTTCCACAAGGGAAATATATCGTATCTCCTCAGCGCAGACCGCTGGAGGTGCTGTTACATTTAACTTCGACAGGAATTTTCTGATAAATCAAGGAGATTTTTTATATGTAAGCGTTAAAAACACATCTGATGCGGATATAGACGTGAAGTCTGTAGCGAGTACTTCGCCACTTTTCAAGATGTATATTACGTCGTATCCCTTAGAGGTAGTTTGATGAAAATCTCCCAAATGTTAATCCCGATCAGCAATAAGTTTACTAGACCTGGCACGGCGATGAATCCCCAGTATATAACGGTACACGAGACGGGAAACACATCCGCTGGAGCTACGGCATTGGCACATGCTAAGTTGCAACAGAACGGGAATAGTAGACAAGCTAGTTGGCATTTTACCGTAGATGATGGAGACACAATCTATCAATCTATTCCCACGAACGAAATTGGTTATCATGCTGGTGATGGGTCTGGAGATGGGAATAGAAAGTCGATTGGGATTGAGATATGTGTTAACTCAGATGGAAACTTTACAAAAGCGAAAGAGAATACGGCGTGGCTCATTGACTACTTGATGGACAAGTATAATATCCCCATTGATAGAGTGGTTCAGCATAGCCACTGGAGTGGAAAGAATTGCCCTGCAAATATTCGAAAAGAGGGATGGGACAAGTTCATAGCCCTAGTTAAATCTGCCCACACGCACCCAAAACCATACCCTGGTACATTGGTTAAGCTTGGGTCAAAAGGGCAGTCTGTGAAGGATATTCAGGCAGCACTAGGAGGGCTCGTGATAGACGGGATATTTGGCCCTCTCACACTGGCTAAGGTGAAGGCGTTTCAGAAGAGTAAGGGGCTTGTAGTTGATGGGCTTGTGGGGCCGATAACGTGGAAGGCGTTGTTTGGATAGAAAAAAGACACCCGTTAGGATGTCCAAATGTATTTTACAAATAAATAACCTATTATATTAGCCGCGATTACAATTAAGATTAGTTTTGAGCGTTCACTTTTCAGGAATTTCATCATGCCCTCCTTAATGTGGGAACGATTTACCCATAGGATCTTCTAACACACTAATTCTTTGATATTCTTTTGCTACTTTTTCTACGCCACGTACGGTTTTATCTGCACCGTATTCTAAATTATCATATCCCCATTCGACAACAGATGAGACTATTGCTCCACTTCCGGATAATGCCGCTGTGGGGATTGCTGCCGCACCTCCAGTCACAATAGCTGCCATTGTTCCTGCAGCCACACCAGTAGTAACTGTTCTCTTAACTGCAGACTTTGTGTCAAAAGGAACATACTTTGGTTTCGGAGCAGGTTTCTTAGCAACTGGTTTAGGTTTAGGAGCTGGCTTCTTAGCAACTGGCCTCGGCTTAGGCTTGGGAGCTGAATTTCTAGCTGGTGGCCTATATGGATTCTGCTTCAAATATTTGTCTACATCGATGACGTTAACTTGTCGCCCGTTCTCGTCTGTCCCATACAATCCCATTCCATGTGCATTCTCGCTAATTATAAATCCAAAAACAAATGCCGTAAAAAATGCGAATACTGCTAGTCTAATACACTTCGACACTCAATTCAATTCCTCTCATTATGTAGTATTTTATTAGATTATAAGCATAATTACATTAATTTTCCAGAGGAAAAACTTTCCAATTGAAAGGGGGTGATTTGAAGTAAGACGGCTATAACAATTTAGGAGGGTGCATACTAATGAGAGTAGCTTCACTTGTTACATGTATAATCATTGCTTCCACCTCTACAGGATTTGCGTTTACCAAGCCTGCTGTTCAAAAGACTACACCTGAGTATAAGATCCAGCGTGTGGCAGGCTCTAAAATTATGAGTAACTTGGCTAATAAAACATCTGAAGATAAAATGCCCGTCGTTGTTACTTTTAACAACATGAACGGGGCTAAGAAGTTTAAAAAGAAGTGTAAGCGTAAGTATCGCCATATTCCAGCAGTGGCCACAGAAATGACCATGGCTGAGGTACACGAGACAGCTAAGAATCCTGATGTATCCCAAATAGATTATGATGAGCAAGTGAAAGCGATGGATGATGGATCCGACTACTGGTATGGAACAAAGAAGGCACGCACAGACTTTGGAGTTAGTGGAGATGGGGATGGAAATATTTCTTCTTTCACCAAGGAAGACAGCACGATTGCTGTTATTGATACAGGGATTGATGCTAACCATGTGGACTTACAAAACAAAGTAATTGGTTGGTACGATGCAACCTATCTAGCGAGGACAACGCCTTATGATGACAACGGCCACGGGACACATGTTGCTGGTATTGCAGCAGGTAAGGGTGTGGGAAATGCAGACTATATAGGCGTGGCTCCAGGAGCTTCACTTGTAGGTATTAAAGTGTTAAGTGGTAGTGGTGGTGGAACTACCAGTGATGTAATTGAAGGCATCGACTGGGCTATTGCCAATAAAGATAAGTACGGGATTAAAGTAATTAATATGAGTTTAGGTACAGATGGTAGCTCTGATGGTAGAGATGCTACATCTTTAGCCGTAAATAGAGCTGTGGACGCTGGTATTGTGTGTGCCGTTGCAGCAGGTAACAGTGGGCCAGATACTAAGACTGTGGGGTCTCCTGGTGCTGCTGATAAGGCTCTTACTGTGGGAGCTATGGCAGACCCAAGTGAAGGTGGTTTTAATCTCGCATCCTTCTCTAGCCGTGGGACAACTGCGGACGGACGTATTAAACCCGATATTGTGGCACCAGGGTATAAGATTATGGCTGCTAAGGCAAATAGCGGGAATGGATATGTTTCACTCAGCGGTACGAGTATGGCGACTCCCTTCGTAGCTGGTGTAGCGTCGCTAATGCTAGATGCAAACTCATCTTTAACACCTGCTCAGGTACAACAGAAGATGGAGGCTACAGCGGAGAACTGGGGGCCTTCAGGTAAAAATGTGGACTATGGTAGCGGTAACCTTAAAGCATATGACGCGATTAAGTCGGCTGGTGGATTCGCTGGCGTTGGCCCCACACTTCCACAGCACATCTATAAAGAGGGGACTATATCTTCTTGGCGTGGGAAGCAGGACTACACATTCAGCTTTAAAGCAGGGCAAAAGGTTGCTATTACAATGATTATCCCACAGTGGTACTTCTCTGTACCCGACCTAGATGTATACTTACTCAACCCTTCTGGTGGCACAGTGTCCTATTCAATTGGCACGAAGCGTCAGGAGACAATCACGTACACTGTACCTACTACAGGCACGTATACGGTGAGTGTACGCTCCTATTTAGGCACAGGAAGTTACTTCTTCGATCTAAGCGCATAAAAAACTCAGGGGCTTTGCTCCTGAGTATACATAATTGTTTTGAACTCCTCCACGCACGATAAATCCCAAATACAACCGCTTGCACAGTCCCATCCGTAGTACCACATTAGATCAAACCTACAAGGCCACTGATATGGCGCGATTATAACGCCTTGGTAGTCTTGCTTTACTCTTCTCCAATCGAGAAACATTGTCATTAGTTTCTCAAGCTGTGCGTATTCTGGATCAGTGTTGGGGTATCTTTCGCCGAACCGCATTAGTTCGGAAGGCGATTTTAGATAGAGTATATTAGCATCATCTTTTAATTTTACCTCGTGCGCGTGGGTGATATTGTTCACCCAGTCAATTTGCTCACACCACCACTTCCAGTCGTCTTCCCCCTCCACGCTAACCCATAATCCAGCAGGCTTCATTATCGCGTCTTCTTTATCTATGTATATGCGCTCTGGATCGAATTCAACGACGTTTGATGCGTAGTGTATTAGCTTCATGTAATTCCCCTAGTCTTCAAAAGTAAAAGCCGCCTTCGTTCTTTTCTTCTTGATATTACTTTCTGTCTGGCCAGGAGTGGTAATTTTACCTCCAATACCAGGTATCTGCTCCCCCATATTTATCATGTATGAAAGGATTAGATTTTTTACAAGACCACCAAAGGATTGCTTATTATTCTTCATTTTTAAACTGTACAGGTACATTGCGTTTTCAATAGGGTCATGTGTATTAAACGATACTGTTTTGTTCTTCAACCCATCACGCATTTAATAACACATCCTCCAGTATGGTGTATAAACCATTCACATTAGCATTTCGAGGATTAGGATATGTCTCAGCTCTGGGAAATACCTGTTTAATGTATGGCAATACGATATCAGCTACACCACCAAAAACTTGTGTTTTATAGTGCGCTGACCACCCTTGTAGCTTCACTTCATCAATAGCCTTCTGAGCTAGTTCCTTTGCCATAAGATCAACCTTATCCTGTGGTAACGACTTATCACTTACCCCTCGCAAACCATACATATGTTTCATTATCTCCCACCCGTCATCTATGGTTCCAGAACTAAGGTTATCGTATTCTTGATCTTCGTTGTGGAAGCAGTAGTTAATAGTTTTAGCTCCAAAATCAAAAGTCTGAGTACATTCCTCTTGCTTTTGAGACCAGTATGCGGCTACTCCCTCCTGAGATATCATGACTCTAGTAATATCAATTTCTCCCTTAACCGCGGTTGGTTCTGTTCGGCTCTTTTCAACAAGCCAATATGTAAATCTATGTTGCCCTAGAAGTAATGCCCTAACTGCTTTTCTCTCCTCGGGAGTAAAATTATCAACAGGAACGAGGACTCCCAGATCAATTTCCCCTTGTGATAATCCCGCGTATATAGCTGCTGCGATCACTTGCACGCGGAGTATAGGATCTGCCTTGGATTCACTAAAGTTATTTCTCTTAAAGCGCTTTCCTTCTGTTTCTGCGAGCTTCCCTACCCACCATTTTTCACCATCAATATGTATTTCTAACGAATTTAAGTAATACTCAGGATTGTTTCTAGTCTTAGCCACAGATACCGCGCTAGGGAATGCTCTTACACCTGTCTCGCATTTTATTTCAACTTCACTTCTACCTGCATCTACTGCCAACAATGCCACGCCTATCACCTCTACATGGGATAATTACAATACAATCCACTTAATTATACCCCGTTTTTACCTAAAAAACCACCAAAAAACCATATTCATTACATATTAACGTAACAATCCACTTAATTTCGAGTGTTTTTTTGTGCTAAAAACAAGGATTCCCCCCAGTATACACCCACAAAAAAACCACCCTGCGCATCAGGTGGCTTGTATGTAAGAAGTCTTATAGTACGTAGCATCTGCGACTTTTGAGTAGTGCATTCCGCACACATACATTCTGAAAAATGTTTAAACTCTTGTAAATATGTGTCGATTAAGGTAGAATCATAGACAGTTACATAAATCAAAGAAGCGACTCCGCCCTTGGTCAGGTTAAAAAGTCGCTTCCGAAAAAACCTATGGGACAAGTATACCCTTTTGGATAATGAATTTCAAGGGTATATCTCATAGAAATTTTTGGAAGCACTTCGTGGGTAGTCGCAATCCCAGGAGGTTTTTATTTATGGAAAAGTATTATCAAGCAGAATTAGAAGTAAGGGCGCAAGCTACATATGATAATTGTTTTAATCACACTTTACATGCACACATAGACATCGCAGGTGATTTAGTCGCAGGAACATTATTAAGCCGAATATTATACTGGTTCGCACCTAACAAAGAGGGAAGATCAAAGTTAAGAGTAATACGCGACAACAAATACTGGTTAGCAAAAGAACGCAGTGACTGGTGGAATGAAATAAGAATAACAGATAGGCAATTTGATCGCGCAAGCAAAGACTTAGAAAAAAAGGGTCTTATAACACGCAAAATATTCAAGTACGGAAGAAGTACAGCAACACACATACGACCAAATTTCCAAACTCTCAATGATGCTATAAATGACTATAAAAATTCTATAAAAGAAAAGATACAGGATAAAGAAGAGGTTAAAAACACCTCTGAACCCGTGCAGTCATTGGGAATTACACAAAGTGTAATTCAAGAGTTACACAAAGTGTCATTCGGGAATAACACAAAGTGTAATTCTGGAGTTACACAAAGTGTTATTCCTTCTATACAGGGATTACAAACAGGGATTACAAACAGGGATTACAAACAACAACAACAAAAAGATGAAAATCGTGTTGTTGTTGTTCGGGAAAAATATGAATCTCTCTTTCAAAAAAAGCTGACCAATGAGCAAGCCGAGGATTTAATCACTCTGTCAGATAAGTATGAGGTTGATGTATTACACAAGATCGAGAACACGCATGAGTATCACACAAAAGTAGAGCGTTGCCGAAGCATAATGGCTTCAATAAAGCGGGCTATAACTCATGGAGATTGGGAGATTGCTAGAGTAGAAAAGAAACAATCCAAACCGCTCCCAAAAGCGGTGAGGGAACAGTTTGATCAGAAGAAGGGGAGCACTACTCAAAAAGTCACTAAATATACTCCAGAGCAGATTGCGCACGCCAAAGCTGAAATCGAAAGAAAAAAAGCGTTACTGTACGCAGATAGCCAGCATATAGAAGAGGAGGCACTATAGAGTCTTCTCTATGCCCCCTATACGCTTCATATTGCTTCGTAAATAATAGATTAATAGGAATGGGTATACCGCCGAAAAAAGTCGTCTTAAATCGAATATTTGGAGGTCATTGTCGAATATTAGCAACAAATTAACTTTTGACGCGATAAATAGCGTTGGGTACGATGTGGGAAATAAAATTATATAGGGGTGAAGAAGTTGGAAACGGTAAAAAAAGTATTGTGTGAGAAATGGGTTAGGTGGTCAGCTTTTATAGTGGTTCTTATAGTATGTGGGCTGCTTTTATACAACAAAGGATACAATGATAAGAGGGATGAAGTAGTTAAGGCTCTTTCAGAAATTGGTAATACCACAAAAGATATCAAGAATACTGCCGATGATGTGAAAGAAAAATTTGAGGATCTTGGCACAGTAAGTGTAGGAGATACAGCAAGCTACGGAAGATTAAAATTTAAGGTAACAGGTTCAAAAGTATGTAAAGAATTAAGCGGATTGTTCCGAAAACCAGATAAGTCAGAATTAGGTCAATATATAGTTGTAGACTTAGAAGGAGAAAATGTAGGGAGTAGTCCGGAAAACTGGTATAGTGGTCATTTTAGGTTAGCTGACTCTAACGGACATGATTATGAACCTGATAGTTCTGCTACTATAAATACTCAAAAGAAATATCATAGCATGTGGGGAGAGGCATTCAATCCAGGGAGTAAAAAGAGTTTTAGGTTAGTATTTGATGTTCCAGCAGGAGAATTAAATAAATACAAAATACAAATAAATTATAGAGACGGTGTTCAGTACATGGCCCTTGCATAGCAGGGGTTATTTTTTTATGCATAGCAAATTTTAAAATTTTATGCATACGAGAAGGCAATAACTTGATATATGCGAGACAGCAGGCAACAAAACAGTAAATTTTTATGCCCAATGGTACTTATACATAATGTTCTAACTATTAAAAATTGTTCTTTAAAAAGTTTGTGTGTTCGGGTTACAATAGATCTACACCTTTTTGAGGGGGTAGTATATGCGTCCTACACTTACCGCTTGTATAGTACTCATGTTCGCAATCGCGGCCGTGTGCTTGGTACCCTTGTCGGAAGAAATGCAAAATGATTTTGTGAAACGGTACATGTGGAAAATACACTCTATAGAATATCCAGCTTATACACTAACGGATTATGAAGAGTATGTGGTTTGTCCACAGGGTAGGGATCGTGAAGGCATTAACCTCTTTGTGGCAATTGCGCGGATGGCATGCGGGCAAGAAGATGATGGGAATTTACAACTCCAGTTTTGATGTGGGCATAAAAAACTGGAGGGAGAGGTAACCGTGGAAGTAATTTCTAACAGCATTGTAAGATTATGTTTAGAAAAAAGCGACATTTTGGATAAAAAGCAGAGCGAAGCCATCGAGGAGATATACTTATTCTTAATTTCAGAACAGACTACTTCTCCTCATCCTCTAATGTCACACTCTTCATGATTTTATATATCTCCCATATCTTGTCTAGCTGATCATCGGTAGCTGGCTTACCATTAATTATTGGGCGCGTGAAGTTCCTTACCATATTTACAGGCTGGTCAGGATGGCGCTCTTTAACAGAGGTAAGACCAAGTAGGTAGTCAAGGGAAACGTTGAAAACTTTGGCTATTTTGACTAAGTTATCTGCTCCAGGTTTAAGTGAATCTCTTTCATATTCGACAATTGTAGATTGCCCAATTCCAATATGTTGAGATAGCTCTGATTGACTCATTTTATGTGATTTTCTTAGTTCTTTTAGCCTAATTCCGAATGACATCTTCGTATCTCCCTACACTATTGCAAATTTTATATTTATATTAACACTTAAGGGACTCAGAGTCCCTTATTTATTTGTTTAATATTATCACAAAAACGATTGACTAAATATCGGTATAATGATATTATTAACTTATCGGGTTGCTAATAACAACAATTATACACGAAGGAGGATAACATGAGAAGCACACTACGAAACGAACGAACTAAAAGGAACCTCACACTAGGACAAGTCGCTAAAGCATCCGGTATTAAAAGGTCGCACTACAACAATATTGAACTGGGTAAAGGAAATCCATCACACGAGGTATCCTGCGCTATAGGTAAATACTTTGGAATAATAGACATCTGTGAACTATTCAAACGAGACGGAGAAAACGACGATGAAAATTAACTACACACTAAGCGCAATAATGACTATGGGGCACAAGATAGCAAGTAGCGTTAGAGAAAAGTATGCTACATACAAGCAAGCGTTATCAAGTGGATTACGTAAAGCCTGGAAGATTGCAAAGGGACTCCTCCCACATGTGGAGGTTGAATCCGCAAAAGTGATTACCGAGGATGTTGGGCAAGAGTTTGCTCAACATTGTATGGGTAACATCGTGGAGGAAGTACAAATGGCTTGCTAGGGGGAGATCGTATGCCAACACTGGGAACGCGGATTAGATGGGCAATGGAACATAGGAATTTAAGCAAAATGTATGTATCTCAACAAACGGGGATTACAACGTACAAACTAGCGAAGATGATGAAAGATGATATACAGCCGAGATCGGGGGAATTGAAGAAGCTGTCTCGCTTAGTGGGAGTGGAGTTGGGATGAGGGGTAAAATTAAAAACGCCGCCTGATAGCAACAGGGGCGTTCGCACAATACAAATGTATCATGAAGGGACTAATCAACATGACAAATACTAACATACTATCTGCACTTGTACAAGCTGAACTAGAAATGCCTACACCTAGAAAAGACGCTACGAATCCGCATTTTAACTCTAAATATTCCACACTACAAGAGCTACTACGCTGTGTTAAACCTGCACTATTGCGTCACGGTATACGAATGAAAATGGATATAGTAACACGCGATAATGAAGTAGGAGCTAAGATTACACTGCAACATATTTCTGGGGAAATTGTGGAGAATGAGCCAGTGTTTATGCCGGTGCAGAAGAGTACGCCACAGGGCAGGGCTTCCGCGATTACATATGCCCAACGTTACGCTATCTGCGCGTGCTTCTCCATTGCTGGCCTAGAGAGTGATGATGATGCGAATACAGCAGAGGACGAAGTGAAGAAGAGTACTATGCGAGTTAAGAAGAATGTGAACAGTGAGAATAGAACAGAGGTTTGCGGAGCTCAAACTGGTGTGTCTCGCAAACATACCGACGTGGAAAAAGAAAGATTACGCGATGCACAACGATGGATGTTCGCATTCTGTAGCAAAAATAGTATAGATAATCACACACGCAAGGAGATTATTAAGCAGACGACAGGGAAAGAGTCTTCCACGATGCTTACCCTAGATGAATACGCCACACTATGCAGGTTCTTGCAAAGAGAATTCGTGTCCAGCGCATAAAACAACGTGGCATGCCACGATCACATAGATACCATTTTATAGGGGTGTGAAGCGTGTCCGATGAACATGTAGACGAAATGTGCATAAAGATTCTTACAATGAGAATGCGCCGCATAATAGAGGATTCCCACAATTCCACACCGATGGACATTCTACGTGGCGAGCTATGTAAGATAGCGAACAAGAAATGCATAAGATGTGGCGATAGAATGCATCTCCACGATATCGATTATGGCGATCAAGATCTATGCTGGAAATGCGAATGTTGTTTGCGGAGAGGGGAAGAGATAAGTGAAGTTGCCAACGAATAAGCGTCCAGCATTGAATACTCTACACAGCTATAGGATACTCCTCTATGGTGCTCCCAAAATCGGAAAGAGTACATTCTGCTCTCAAATGGAGGATGCACTATTCTTAGATACGGAAAATGGACTTCAGGCACTAGAGGTGTGTTGCGTTAACGTCACAAACTGGAGTGATTTCAAAAGCGCGTGTACAGAGCTGAAGAAGGGGCATACTTGTAAGTTTGTAGCTATAGACACCGTGGACAGCCTTTATCACATGTGTAGGGAGGACGTATTAAAGCGACTTGGTATAAAGCATGAAAGCGATGCACCCTATGGAAAGGGATATGCAGAGGTGAAGAGCGAGTTTACAGAGGTAATGCGTAAAGTATTTAAGCTACCCTATGGCATAATCCTCACCAGTTGGTCAAAGATGGTCGAAGTGAAGACACGCACAGATATATTTAACAAAGCGGTTACCACACTCCCTACAGCGATCCAAGAATTTGTAACAGGCACCGTGGACATAATCCTCTACGCAGAAGTGCTACATGACGGAAGACGTGTTATCCATGCTGGTTCCAGTGAACTACATTTAGGAGGTGATAGAACAGGAAGATTACCAAAAACGTTACCGCTTGACTACAAACAGTTTGAGATCGCATTTAGAGGAGGAGAAATAATTGAGTGACCTACAATCATTTTTAGACCGCACAGCGCCCGATTTTGGAAAAGCATTTGAAGATGCCACGCTAGAGGAATCCTTCGAAGAGCTACCGCTAGGAGCTTACAAAGTCCGCGTGGAAGAAGCGGAACTTACTACAAGCAGCGCAGGCAAACATATGTCCAAGTGGAAGATGAAGGTTATAGAAGGCGATTATCAAGGGCGATACGTATGGAAGAATACCGTGCTAGATAGCGATAACAAAGCGAAGTTTTTAAGCAGAGATATACAGCGATGCGGCGTAGCACCTGGCACGTATACGCAATTACGTTCCACACTGCTCTCTCTAAAAGATTTGAAGCTAGATATAGAAGTAAAAGAATCATTTTATAATGGCAAGAATTATCGAAATATTAACATTATTAAATTGTCAGATGAAGGATTACCATTCTAGGGGGTCTATTATGCAAAACGCGGAGTTGGCGTATTTGGACACGGAGTTCTTTCGCATAATTGTTCAAAATCATGTGGATGTCGTTAACCGAATGGCATTGCGTGCAGAGCACAAAGAGAAAGTTGCTATTTTAGGCGTAGCAATGGATGTAGTACGCGGAATTTTGAACGAAACAGATAAGTGTCATTATAACTCTCCCATCGAGCGCATGATGTGGATATACATCAACACGTGGATTTCAGAGCAAGTGGATTCACATCTATATAAAGTGTTTATCCAATATCACCTCGATGACAGAGTGAGCCCCGTGAGAGATATCGATTTATTGCTTCAGTATGATGGGTGTGATCCACCAGTGCATGTTGCGATAGAATGCGACGGAAAAGATCATCTGCGCCCAGAGGTAATGAAAAAAGACGCGATGAAAGACGAGCATCTTTGGAACAGATACGGTGTGGAAACGGTAAGAGTTACGGGCATAAAAGTATTCAATGACAGGGATTATTGTATTCGAAAAGTAGAGAGCGCATTGAATAGAGCAATCCAGCGCACGCAAGATGCACGGGGGGCGTATACACATTGAACTTTGAAGAACAAACATATTTAGATGCCCTAGAAAATGCTCTTCTCCTCTCCAAGTATAATGTTAAAACGATCCCTCTATATCGTGTGGTCGATGGCGTATGTAATTGCCATAAACGAGAGCGATGCGAAAGCCCTGGGAAGCATCCAGTGTGGAAAAAGTTTTATGAGAAAGCAACTAGTGACCCACAGGAAATCATTGACCTCTATACCAAGAGTTTTTACAACGTGGGGATTCCCACAGGTGAAGTGAACGGACTTGTGATACTAGACTTTGACGGCGAGGAAGGCATGCGCACGTTAGCCCAATGGCGCGAAAGGGGATTGAGTGACACATGGGAAGTGACTACGGCAAGTGGAGGCAAGCATCTTATTTATTCGCTACCCTACGATGTGGAAATCGATGGCATACCCTTCGAGGTGCGCAACACAGTAAAAAGCATTGGCTCGGGTGTAGATGTACGGGGAGAACATGGGTTTACAGTCGCCCCAGGGAGTATCGCGCTAAAGGGACAGTACGTGTGGGATAAGTCCCCCGAGGATGAGGAATGCGCGGAAGTTGATGCATGGATGTTACGCTTAATCTATGAATCTATGAAGAAGACACCGTCGCGCATTAATGTAGAAGAAGTGGACATTTTGATCAATTGGGATGTAGAACTATCGATGGAATTAGAATCAAAGATTAATGTTTTACGCAGTAATAACGAGAAGTTTAACGGATCTATAGACGTAAGCAAGGTTTTGTATAAAAGTGACTCCGATCGCGACTGGGCATTGATTAAGGAGATGGTTAAAGGATCGTTTTCTCCACAAGAAATAGCAGACTTCCTAGTGTTCTTCCGTCGGCTAAGAGGTGTAAAGATGAAGGATGATAGATACTATGCGCGCTCGATAGCAAATGCACAAGCAGATGTGGAGAACGAAATGATTCGAGAGGAAGAGGCTCAAAAATTTGTGGATAGCATGACGCAAGAGGAAATAGCCGAGGAGTTGAAGGTAGAGCGCCCCAAGCGCCCCACCGTTGACGCATTCCCGATACACGCCTTCCCACAGGTAATTCGGGAATACATTAAAAAATCGTCAAGCTCTCTCAATGTACCGCATGATTTTATTGTTGTAAATATCCTGGCTGCTGCCTCAATCGCTATTGGTAAATCTTATGAGATTGAGATCAAAAAGGGATATACGCAGCTGGCGAATATTTACATCATGTTGGTGGCCGATCCTGGCACTTCCAAGAGTCCTGCTATGAATATTGTATTCAAACCCATATTTGATATGCAAACAGAATACGATAACAATTATGATCGCGATAAAGCAAAGTATGAAGCGGATTTAGAGGAGTATGAACGCCGATATAAAGAGTGGAAGAAATTACAAAAGGCCACGCGCGGAGAGGCCCCCCTGGACGCAAAGGGGGAACTCCTCCGCAGACCCAAGGCACCCGTGCGTAAGTCTATTTATACAACGGATGCCACACCTGAGGCCATTTCACCCTTAATGCAAATTAATACTCGCGGTTTCGCATTAATACATGATGAACTATCCGCACATGTTAACGGAATGAACCAGTATAAGGGTGGTAAGGGAGCCGATCGACAGTTTTATCTAAGTAATTGGACGAACTCAAATATACGTGTTAATCGCAAGAAGGAAGAAGATCCGGTCATAGTCACACGTCCATGTCTAACAATAGTAGGTAATCTGCCACCAGGTACGCTGATGCAACTAGAAGAGTTACGCACCATGGCCGATGGATATACAGATCGCTATCTCATAGCTTATCCAGATATGCAACAGATCGCAGAATTCACATGGGATGATTTACCTGATCAAATACAAACAGCATGGGCCGATATCGTGAGGTGCATGTTGGAAAAAGAACCTCTAGCCGTCTACGAGGGGGAAGTGATTCCACATACCCTACAAATGTCCTTAGACGCAAAGTTTGAATGGGGAGAATGGCATACGCACTTATACAAAGAGCGTACAGCAGAAGACTTTCAGCAGCGTCTACAAGGCGTGTTCTCTAAGATGGCTAATCAACTAGCGCGCCTAATCCTTATTCTTCACAGATTGCGCGTTGCGACGGGTGAGATTGAAGATGGCGAGATTGATGATATAACAGTAAAAAATGCGTGCGCGATTATGGACTATTTTAAGCAGAATTCGTACAAGGTATATAAGCAAATGGAGAAGACAATGGAAGAGCAACGGGTGGAAGAGGCTATGGACTGGATAATAGTAAACGGTGGTAAGTCCACATCAAAAGAGTTCCAGATGAGTAGAGTTTGCGGATGCGTAAAAAAAGAGGATGTTCAACATCTGTTTGCGATCCTAGAGAGCTATGGTTATGGGCGAGTGATAGAAGAGCGTGGCAAGAATGGGAAGATTAGAAAGACATTCCATGCATTTGAATAATAAAACCAATTGGTTGTAATTGGTTGCAGAATATTGCAACCAATGTATCCCAGTGATACCAAGGGATTCGGCATATTTTTTCGATTGGTTGCTTGGTTGCATATAAAAAGTAAAAAAACAAAATTTACATGTATATATATATTATTAAAAATTACCCCCTTATAGTTGCAACCAATCGAAAACTGCATTTTACCCAGTAATATCAAGGGATAGCTGGTTGCAACCAACTCGCAACCAATGCAACCAATGAACAGGGGAGTCTACACTGTGGAAATAAAAACAGATGAGGAATATTTTGCGGTGTTGCGTAAGATTGTGACGGGCGCGGATTATATAGATCCTGGGAAGTTATCGCCCGAAAAGTATAAGCGGGCAATGGAGCGTTATGAAGAATTATGCCAGATGGCTCACACATATAGGGGGAAAGTATGATGAGTACAATTTTAAAGAAGTTCTCGTTAATAGATCACCAATTGCCACGTCTGGAAGAGCACAAGCGAAAAGTTATTGGATCGCGATTACGCGAACTACGTAGGGAGAAAAAGCTCTCTCAGTATATGTTGGGACTCCTCGTGGGCGTGAGTAGGGATACGGTGTGTGCGTGGGAGTGTGGAGAGAGGGATATGCGTACCATATACAAAATGGTGTTCGCACACTTCTTCAATATCGACGAGAAGTATCTTTGGGATTACACACATACTGTGAAAGATAAGCATAAAAAGGATACTCTAGAAAACTTTGTGAGAGATCTGGACAACTCCCAACGCGAACGGCTTCACAGCCTATTAACCCACAAGTAGCAATGGTTTCGGAGGATTCTATCCTCCGTTTTTTTATGATCATATGAATAGACATAGTATAATTATAGATGGGAACGGAGGTGCACAATGTCAAAATATGCACGTGATAAAGGAGCAAGATTCGAGCGTGAGTTCGCTAAGTCTATTGGAGGATATCGTGTGCCACTGTCTGGCGCGATGGGCGGAGAATACTCTGGTGACGTAAAGGGTTTAGGAATGACATTCGAGTGCAAAGTACGCAAAGATGGCTTCAAAAAAATATATGAGTGGTTGAACAATGAGCATGTGGATGCGTTAGCGATAAAGGCAGACAGGAAAGATACTCTTATAGTTATGCCCCTGGAAACATTTATGGATTATATGCGCAAAAATATATCGGAATATTCTGTTTAAAAACGAGGTGTACATTACATGGATAATACTCAGCTAGAGCTATTCGGCATGGCGGTACAAACGCATAGGGGGTTAAAACACATATGCCTACTATGTAAAGCACGGTTTATCCCATTGCGCGATACACATTTTATATGCGAGGAGTGTTGGAATCCGTGCGATTGCACAGAAGTACATTCAATTATATAGAGAAAGAGCTATATGATTATCCCCAAACCAAGCGCCACTTAAAGAAGTTGCACGATGATATATTGAACTCTACCCCGCCCAAACATGAGATACGATCAACAGATGTATCTAATCCTACATTTTATATAGTGTCTATGCTTACTACACATAAGTTAAAATTACGCATGGAGGAGATTATATTCGTAATAGATGTGGCGATGGTTGATACAGAATCTAGATATCGTGAAGCCTTTGAGGATAAGTATTGGGAGAGGCCATCAATATCGTGGACTAAACTATCATTCGACCATGATATTCCGGAATCTACATTATATAGATTACGATCTATATTTATAAATAAGATTGCTGAGAGTTTAGGCATGCAGTAGATAAATTGGTAGAAAATTGGTAAAATTTAGGGGGTAAAACGTGATATTATGGTATAGTGCGAGAAATATAACGCTTGTTCCTTGCTGGTTCAAATTCAGCCTTCGGGCTATTTTTTTTGTTCTGGTTGGGCATCTAAAAAAAGGAGTGGGGTTAATGCGAGTATCCATGCAGGATTGGACAAATGAAGATGCATTAGTCCTGCTCTCTGGATGGGCAAGAAGCGGACTCACGTTCGAACAGATAGCGGGAAACATGGGGATCTCACGTAACACGTTGCAGAACTGGAGAAAGAAGTCGCGTGAGATTCATGAAGCTCTCCGAGTGTCCAAAGAAATAGCTGATTGCCATGTTGAGAACGCCATGTTCAAGAGTGCGATTGGCTTTTATTATAAAGAGCAAGTGGTAACTAACAAGGGTGAGGTCGTGTGGGTGGAAAAGTATGAGAAGCCCAATACGACAGCTCAGATATTTTACTTGAAGAATCGTAAGCCTAGCGTATGGACAGACCGACGCGAGATTAAGCACGAAGCGAAGATAGAGAATGTAGAGTATATCGCGGAGTGGGGGAAAAATGAGTAATTTGATATAATTAGTACATGGAAAAAGAGAAGAAGTTTTCCCCTGTAAAAAGGATATATAAAGGTGTAGTTAAATTTTGTCAGTACTGTTATAATGCGTTCCGAATTCCTAGTGCATGGGTAAAAAAAGGGGGCGGAAAATTTTGCTCCCTTGAATGTAAAAGTTTATCCCAGCTCAAAGGAAAAGAATTGACATGCAAAACTTGTGGTATTACTTTCTATAAACCTATGTATCGCTTGAATCAAGGCGGAGGAACTTACTGTTCCAATGAGTGTAAATACAATAGAAATCCCCCTTCTGAAAGAATATGCAAACAATGTGATAAGAGTTTTTTGGCACACCAGTGGGAGATAGAGCAAGGAAATGGTATTTATTGTTCTCATAAATGCTTATCACAGAGTAGAATTGTAGAAAGAATTGAACGTGTATGTAAAAATTGTGAGATCAAATTCTATCTTATACCGTGCCTTCTGAAGCGAGATGGTGATGGATCTTTCTGTAGTCGTAAATGCAGATGGAATTATAAAGGACCATCCTCATTAGAAATAGCTGTTGAAAAAGAAATAATAAAGTTAGGTTGGCCGTATGAGATGGAAAAGAAATTTATTACAGGTATGAGGGGTGTAGTTTACTATGCGGACTTCTTTATTCCTCATTTAGACCTTCTTATTGAAGCAGATGGTACCCAGCATAAAACGGTGGAGAAAATAAGAAGGAAAGATATAAAAAGAGACAAGTGGTTTAAAAAGCAAGGATATCAAACCATAAGAGTTCCCGAGGATGATATAAGAGAAGATCCTGAACACGCTCTTCTGTCAAGATTACCAACTTTCCAACTATCGCTATTCGGATAGTTTGTTTATGGGGTGAATGGGGTGAAGGCTAAAATAAAATTATACACACCTCATTCTGCTCAACAAAGACTTCACGCATCACTCAAAAGGTTCATCGTAGTAAGCTGTGGGAGAAGATTTGGGAAAACACTCATGGCCATCAATGAGTTAGTTAAACACGTCTGGGAAAATAAGGGTCAGCGTGGTTATTGGATCGCTCCAGTATATCGCCAGTGCCGTTTAGCGCATAGATTAATTACGCAAGAGTTCGATAATATCGTTAAAAGTTCCACGCTCAATCCTATGGAGATTCATTTAGTTAATGGGAGCGTCATTCAATTCGCTAGTACCGAAAACTCATCAAATATCCGTGGTGACCATGCGCATATCATGGTGATTGATGAAGCGTCTCTAGTACCTGAAGAAGCATGGACGAATGTTTTGAGGCCGATGCTCTCAGATACTGGCGGACGTGCTATAATTATATCAACTCCACGGGGAATCAACTCTTGGTTCCATACTTTATTCACTCGAGGCCAAGACCCAGAGTACCCAGACTACGCATCATTCAAATTCCCCACATCCGCTAATCCATACATACCGCCCACAGAAATAGAAGAAGTACGTAGCACACTTCCCTCAGACGTATTTAAACAAGAGTATCTCGCAGAGTTCCTAGAAGATGGTGGCCAAGTGTTCCGTAACGTTATGTCATGCGTGAAAGACACACTGGAGGTGCCTATAAGTGGCCGATCCTATACTTGTTCTTGGGATATTGCTAAGCATACCGATTTTTCTGCTGTTGTCGTCATGGAAAATTCTACTGGACGAGTTGTTGCAATGGATCGATTCAATCGAGTAGACTACAGCTTGCAAGTAAAGCGCGTGGAAACAATGGCGCGTAAATACAATAACGCTAAGGTGATACTTGACAGTAGTGGTGTGGGAGATCCTATCCTTGAGGCTGTGCAGAAAACAGGGTTAAACGTCGAAGGATATCAATTCACCAACACGAGTAAGCAACAGTTAATTGAACACCTTGCGGTACTGATTGAGAAGCAGGAAATAAGCTATCCGAATGACAAAGTACTCATAAACGAGTTAATGAGCTACCAATACGAGATTACTAGAGCGGGCAACATGAGATATAACGCGCCGTCTGGACAAAATGACGACTGTGTAATTGCACTAGCTCTAGCATCGTGGGGAGCGAAGCACGGAAGTATACCACAAGTGAGGTGGTTATAATCATAGGATGGGTGCGGCAGACTGTGGAGGTGATCGGATGTCTGATCTAAAAGAGCTATGGGAAGCCATCTGCGAGATGAAATGGGTATTGCTTATTGCCTTAGTATTGTGCATATTCAGTTTTTATGGTGAGCTATATATATTCAAGATGAAGGCAGAAATTGTAAAGGAAGCGATAAAGTCATGAATCAATTATTTGAGGCACTATGTAGTATATTAATAGCAGTAGCATGCGTGTTTCCTTTGATTTATCTAAATCATTTATGGTTGTCGTATCGTCAGTTTCGTTACTATCGGGGATATTCTTATAAAGAATTAACATTTAGAAAATACTTGAAAAATGTATATTTTGGGTAGGTGAGCGGATGGAAGAACTAAGTAGAAAAGAAGTGTTAGAAGAATTAGAGAGCACCCAGGATGAACTACGGAAGAAGTATACAATATTATTTTTAGAAGAGTTGCTGAAAAGAGCTGTAGAAGATGGATTCTATGTGAAAAATTGTAAAGAATCTATTAGTCATGAACATAAAATAACATTTGAACTAATATCCGATAAAGCATACATAATCGAGGAATTCTACAAACGGCCTTGGTGGAAATTTTGGGAGAGGTGAGCGGATGAGATCATTGTTTGTGTCCTTCACAGGAACAGTCTTAAGATTTAGTATATTTTCAGTTATATTCTGGGGTGTGTACAAGTGGATGGTGAGGTGATCGGATGGACATAAGTCCAGTTATAAGTAAGGATAAAGTTGATGCGTTGCTGAAGGATCTTTCAAATGCTATGTATGATGAGAAGATAATAATAACTAGTGTCGATCGAGAAAGTGTAACGAAAGAAGTAGAATCATTAAATAGATGTGTAAAGCTTACTATAGAATACGAATTGAAGGAGGACAGGTGAGCGGATGGAAAAGAAGCCAATTTACGAAAAGCAATTCACTAATTTGAAAACTGTTAAAGATAGCTCGGATGAGGGACTAATGAATATAGTGCTATTGATGGTATTAGGATTTTCGTGTTTAGCTTTGCTCTTGAGTATATGGATAAAATAAGGGGTGAGCGGATGACACCAGAAGTAGTATTAATGTGCGTCTTGATAGGAATCGGAGTCGCATTACTGCCGAAGATATTAAAAGTTTTAATAGCAATAGTAGCAGGTATACTGGGATGTATTCTGCTCTGTGTCGCCGTTATAATGGGGGTAAGTGTAAATCTATGGAGAAGATTTTCTTTGAAGAGGTGAGCGGGTGGAATCGAAAAACGAAAAAGCAGAGAGATACTTAATACAAAATCTTTTTAAATCTGTCGTTCCCAATCAACATGTAGAAAAGTTATACGAAATGATGGGCATTCTAGCGGATATGGGGATCGAAGTAAAAATAACGAATCATGTTCCCGACGCATCTAAAATGGAAATCTCGTTGCAATTGTGGATTGACGAAAAAATAGAATATGAACAAGTGCTCAAAGGTGATATGACAGAAACATACTTTTTCTTTCAGCATTGCAAGAACAAGATACTAGATCTATTAGCGATGGCTATTTATACAGAAAACAAAAACGGCGTAATAGGACGAATAGGATCAATAACGTAACGTTACAAAAGAATTGTTTTGTATCCCTTAACCGAAATTAAAAACCCAGTAAAATCAACGTTTTCGTATGTAATTAGGTTTACCATCCTAATTACAAACACGGAAATATCTACCAATTAGAATCATGAATATTATTCTACACCAAGGTAAATAGCACTAATACAACATTTGAATACTAGCATTCACAAAAAGCAATCAAAAATTATACATATCTGCATTATTTTCTATTTATAAGAATTCTACTAAATTTAAATGAGGTGATGGGGGTGAGTGTTAAATGGGAATATAACTCAATCGAATGTAAAGTTGAGAATTGGTTAGGGAAAGTACTTGATAAAATTGGGCTTAGTGAAGACAAGAGAGAGATGCTTTTTCACTTTGCTGATGGAGATATTTTCCGGATGTGTAATCTTATATCACGTATATGTTTTGTGGATGTATGGTGTGAAGAGATAATAGGAGATTTGGACGATTTAATTGGCTCTCCTTTGACGATGGCTGAGGAAGTATCCAATGTCGATCATGCCCAGAATGATTATAATGAAGGAAGTCACACATGGACATTCTACAAATTTTCTACAGCAAAAGGATATGTAACACTTCGATGGCTTGGCACATCCAACGGATTCTATAGTGAAGATGTGGACATCATGAAGCGAATTAAATAGAACTCAGCATCCCGAATTAAAATGGGGTGCTTTTTTTATTGGAGGTGATGTAATTAATGAAGTTCATTGATCTTTTCGCTGGTATCGGTGGTATGCGTCTAGCATTCGAAGATTTTGGCACATGTGTATTCTCTTCAGAGATTGATAAGAAAGCGTGCGATACTTATCAACTCAACTTTGGAGAGAGACCGCACGGGGACATAACCAAAATAGATGCGAAAGACATTCCAGATCATGACATCCTTCTCGCTGGCTTCCCTTGTCAAGCGTTCAGCATGGCGGGTAAGCGGTTGGGATTTGAGGATGCTAGAGGAACCATGTTCTTTGAAATTGCACGCATCCTAAGAGAAAAGAAGCCAAGAGCATTTTTATTGGAAAATGTGAAAGGACTTACTCATAAGCCTTTCCGTCGTGAGTTTACAACCATTTTAAATATATTGGACGAATTGGGATATAATGTTGAATGGAAAGTACTTAGTTCAAAGGGATTGGTTCCGCAGAATCGTGAACGAGTTTATATTGTAGGAATGGATCGCATCGTTAACTTTTTGAAATTCGAATGGCCCATACTACCCGATAAAGGGCCCCCAGTAAAAAGTATCTTAGAGGATAACGCAGATGATAAGTATACTCTCCCCGATGGGACATGGAATCACTTTCAGCGCAAGAAAGAGAAGTATGGGCATGGGAAATCAGGAGGGTTTAGCTATAATATATTGGATTTAGAAACGTATGGACGCACATTACTAACTAAAGATATTTCTAACAATTTAATATTTCAAGAAGAAAAGAACCC